CTCGCCGGGGGCTTTTTACAAGGTGTTACTATGGCAAGGATCAGAACGATCAAGCCTGAGTTCCCGCAGAGCGAAAGCATGGGCAAACTCACACGGGATGCGAGGCTCTGTTTCATCATGCTTTGGACGCTCGCCGACGATTCGGGGAGGCTTCGCGGAAATTCGCGAATGCTCGCGAGCCTTCTTTTCCCCTATGACAAGGACGCTCCAGACAAGATCGACAAGTGGTTAATTGAACTTGAGGACGTGCGGTCGATTCAGCGGTACAAAGACGACTTGGGCGATTCATACTTGCAGATTCTTAACTGGACAAGTCATCAAAAGATCGATAAACCCAGCGTTTCTAAGCTTCCTGCTCCGCCTTCGGTTGCTATTCGCGAGCATTCGCGAGGACTCGACGACGATTCTGGAGGGTTCGTTGATGGCTCGCGAACAATCACCCCTGGATCAGAGGAAGGGATCAGAGGATCAAGATCAAAGGATCACTCTTTATGCACGGAGCCACAAGGTGACTCCATGCTGGCGATGAGGCTATCGCCATTTAAGTTTAAGACGTGCGGTGAAGGCTATTGGCATCTCCATCAAAGCAAACTTGACGAATGGAAATCAACCTTTACTGGGATCGACGTTGAGTCGCAATTGAGGATGGCTGCTCAGTGGCTTAAAGACAATCCAGCCAAGCGGAAAACAGACAAGGGCATGGTTAAGTTCTTAGGGGCTTGGCTAACCAGGGTTCAAGATTCCTACAGAGGGCCAGTAGCCCAAATGCAACCGACCGCTAAGAAATCCACCTTACCCGTAATCGACGAAAACTGGGAGCCTGCCTGATGCCACTACATCCAAGCCACTTTGAGACATGCAAAGCAATCGAGGAGCAGTTGATTGCCGGTATCATCCTTCGACCTGGAGACTTCTACGCGGTCGCGGATGCCTTGGACGCTTCAGACTTCATCCATCAGCCGATGGCGGACGCATGGCAAGCATTCCAGGCGATGGCGAAGGAGGGCGTAGAGTTTCACCGGGAATCGGTAATGCTCTCGGAGCTTCGCAAGCGTGGCGTATTCGACAAGATCGGCGGCGATGTAGGGTTCGCCGACTTGGTGACGAAGACTGTTCCCGGTCACATCGTTTACCACTCAGAGCAGGTTGCGGAATGGGCGGAGCGTCGGAGGGTGCTGTTGGCTTTGGAGTGGGCGGTAACAGAGGCTTCATCGTTGGCATTCGATCCCGACAGCGTGGTCAGTAACGCTCAACAGCGATTGCTCAAAGCCAAGAGCATTGGCGGCGAGGATGTTCAGCATCTCGGCGACTTGATGGGCGATTACCTTGAGACTCTCGAAGATGCGAGAGCCAACAGGCGAACGGCGGCGGTAGTGCGGACTGGGTTCAGGGAGATCGACATGGCTTTAAGCGGCGGGATTCCGCTTGGATCGTACGCAATCCTTGCGGCTAGGCCGTCAATCGGCAAATCGGCGTTAGCAATGGATATTGCACAAAACGCAGCGGCGAATGGCGATCAGACGTTGTTCGTATCGCTTGAGATGAGCAATCAGCAGATCGGCCAGCGTCAGTTTGTGAAGAATGCCGACATGAGGATCAGCGAAATGCAGAATGCAAGTTACACCGACGCGGATTGCTTGCGAATGCTCAAGGCTTGTAGCGAAGCAAAGCAACTGCCGTTGTACGTGTGGCAGGCGGCAGGAATCTCGATGGCTCGGATCGAATCGCGGCTACGGGCAGAAGTTGCTAAGCGTGGCGTGAGGCTTGTCATCGTTGACTACCTTGGACTGATTCGCGGATCGAGTCCGCATCAAAAGATTTACGAACGGGTGACGCAGATCAGCGGCGAGCTTGCAAGAGTCAGTAAGCAACTGAATATTGCGTTATTGGTGTTGTGCCAACTGGGACGAGCGGCGGAAGGCGAAGAGCCGTCGATTAACATGCTTAGGGATTCAGGAGCCATCGAACAGGACGCCGACATCGTGATGCTCCTGCATCGCGAAAGCCGAGATGCCCAAGATGCCGCAGTATTGCTTGAGAAGCAGCGAAACGGCAAGGTAGGGCGTTTTAACCTCAAATTCGACGGCAAGCGGTTTAGCGATGCGTTTAAGGACGCGGAAACGTTTCACGGAGACTTTTAATGAACGAAGACGAACAGCAAGACCTAGAACATCTACGAGCGTTACTTGAGTCGCAAGCGAAGCAGATCGAGAATCTACAAAGGCTTGCAAAGGATCACGAAGGTAGGCTTGAGCGGTTGGTAAATCGCAACTTTGAGTTACGAGCGGAATTGGCGAAGTTCGTCAGGGCAGATAATCCAGTTTTGAGAGGGAAGAAGAAATGAGCGAACACAAGTTTGAGATTGGGGATATCGTCAGGCGAAAGCAAGATCACACGATTTTTGCAGGATGGATCGGCGAAGTGGTTAAGGTTAATGACGACGAGATTAGCGTTAAGTACAAACGCCACACTTGGTCAAGCTGGTCAAAGGCGAAAAATTATGAATTGGTCGAAAGGAAGTCGGATTGTTTTTGCTTTGAATCGAAGGCCGAACCTGCCCCAGCCGTCAAGGAATGCTTGACAACTGACAACGTCAATCACCCTGCCCATTACAACCAAGGCGGCATCGAGTGCATTGACGCGATCAAGGCAGCAACAGGAAGCGGGTTTATCAAATACTGCACCGGGAACGTGATAAAGTACCTTTGGCGATACGACAACAAGGGAGGCGTCGAAGACCTCAAAAAAGCGGCGTGGTATTTAGATCGAGCAATCAAGGAGATGGAGGTGAGCAGTGAGTAGTGGTTTTCAAAGCATTCCTGGCGTCCCGAAAAGTTGGGAGTTTGTGGGTTTCATGGAGCCGAATCAAGGCGACTGGTTTTTATGCCTTCACACTCGCAAGCCTCGCCAGTGGCGTTATGCCGAACGCGGAACAATACTTTTCGCAATTATCCGCAAGGTCGAACCTGTGAAGCGATACCGACCGTTCTCCAGTCAAATGGAAGCGAAGCCGATGATTATGGCAAAGGTAATGCGGAAAGACATCGTGGATGTTGCCGAGAACAATCGATTTGAGGTATCAGGACTGCGAAACGACGGAGCTATTATCGGCTATGTGTTTTACAAGTATCGAGATGCGTTCGATGCTTTTGTGAAAATGGACGGAACGCCGTTTGGTATGGAGGTGACCAGTGAGTAAAAACATAATTCTCGGCATCGATCCCGGCCCAAGGGAGCATGCGTTTGTGTGGTGGGACGCGGACGCGGAGATGGTGCTAGAGCTTGGCACGTTTCCAAGTTTCATGCAGTTTTCAAAAGCGGTGAAACTGGATATTACTTGCAAGGTTCGCACTGTCGCTTGCGAGTGGATCGAGTCCTACGGTATGGCGGTCGGACAAGAAGTGTTTCGCACGGTGGCCGGTATCGGTTGGCTAGCGGGCACGATTGGCACGGAGGTGCGACTGGTGCCTCGCAAGGCGGTTAAAATGCACCTGTGCAACTCGATGAGAGCAAAGGATGCGAATATTCGCCAAGCACTGATTGACCGCTTCGGCGCCGTGGGCACGAAGAAAGCACCGGGGCCGTTGTTTGGGGTCAGTAGCCACTATTGGGCGGCACTAGCCGTTGCGGTTTACGCGGCGGAGACTCCGGCAAAGGACGGGGAGTACTGGATTGAGGATTTGCGGAAGCGGTCTATCATCTAGGCAAAGTTTGCAATCCCTCCGACACTTGCTACAATGCAGGGAACCAAGGGAGGGTGAACATGCAAGACCTATTAAAGTCTAAAAGATTTTGGGCAGCGGCTGCGGTCGTTGCCGTTGTCGTGCTAAAGGACAAGGTTCCTTTGAGCGAAGAGCAGATACAACAGCTTGTGCTAGCCGTTGGAGCGTGGATTGTGGGCGATTCGATTCGACCTTTGCCTAAGCCTGACGAGGTGGCAAAGTGAGTCTTTTCAAAAGATGCGAAACGGCATGGCGTCCAGATGACGCAATCCGAATCTACAACGAAACTGGCGGAGATCGCCAAGCATTCCGCAGGGCGTATCGGCAGCACGCTAAGACCGTCTACGGACTGGATCCGGTGACGGTGATCATGCTCGTTCAGATGGCGATCAGGTTGTACTTTTGGGCGAAGGAAAACGGCTTTTTATCGGCTATCCCTCAAGCCCAATACGGCAATGCACCCTCGGCGGCTCAACTCTACGCAGAGGCTGAAATTGAAGCAGAGAGTAGCGACGATGAGTAAGCCGGAAGCGAATTGGTTGCCGTGGATAATTGCAGCGGGTGCGATCTACTTTGCATTCCAGCGACCTGCTAACGTCGATCCAAAGCCCGCCGACATCAAGGGCGTTGTGGCGTCAACCCTGCCCAATATTCGAGCGGCATACAGAGCGGCTTTTCTTGAAGCGGCGAGCAAAATTGAAAAGCGGGAGATTGTGAACCAAGAGCAATGGACGCAGTTCATTGCGGCGAATGCTGGAGCGAAGCAACGCGAAGCACTTGACCGCGTTTACGACGCAATCGACGAATTGAAACTACCGGCGAGTTTCGAGGGTAAAGAGTCCGAGATTGCGAAGTTGAATCGTGACATAGCGGGAGCGTGGTAAATGGAATTTTTTACCGGCTACGATCCGACGATTGAGCGACGCGACGAACTGCAAAGCAATTCCGTTTCCATGCCGTTCACGCTAAAAGACTTTTCAGCCCCTGATGAAATCGACCCG